TCTAAAATTAAAATAATTTGATATTTCACTAAAATAAAATGTATTTTCTTTTATAAAATATAATCTATCTCTATATATACCAACATCAACTATACCACTATTAAAATTAATTATTTTACCATAAGAAAATTCTCCACCTTGTACATCTCCACTACCAGATAAACTTTGTATACTTGTTATACTATCAGAACTTCCTAATTTTACTGGTGTGTTTCCTATAATATAATTTCCGTTTGTTTCTGGGAAATACCTATGTAACACACCTATAACCATATTAACATGTGCTCCTGCTATATCGTTAATATTAGAAAATGTTCTATATTGTAAATATAATCTTTCAATTTGCAATGTAGATGAAGATAAAAATATCCTGCCACTTCTAACAGACAAAGACGGTGAATTATATGTGCCTATTAATGTTACTCTTAAATCATTTCCTATTTGATATATTTTATATAAATCAATAGTCAGTTCCTGTTTCTCTTGAATAGGAAATTTAAGCAAGTTCATAAAATTACTTGCTCCAATATTTCCATCTTGATTAAATTCTAAAACTTTTACATTTCCTGTATCATCAATAACAAACAACTTTTCATCAGCATAACTAATATTTGAAAAATTTCCTATATTATGTTGATATAACAAAGGGGAATTATTATTTTCAAAATCTTTTTTTATTGTAACAACTGTTTCATTTCCAACGACAATATAAAAATTATGCTTGGTATCAAATAGATGTTCAATATTTATAGGCAACCCATTCACTGCATACTCTTTTAATTTCTTTGCAATTTTTAAATTACCCATTTCATTTATAACAAAATTTTCTATTCTTTGAGCTGATTGTTGATATATTTCTGTATCTCTTATACCCCCCAATCTTTCTCCTGTTTCTCCATAATTAAATATATTATTTGTTGTAAACATTATTCAACCTCCCAAGGTTTATACATAAATCCTTGTTGATATATTATTTTTCTTTTTTCTTCTTCAAATTGTTGTTGTAAAAATTGATAACGATTATTATAAGCATTAAACGCAAGACTTATTTCTTTTGCTAAATATATAACTATGACATTAAACATATTATTAGGAATTTCAGTTAAGCTAATTTCTCTGCAATACTGGATATATAATTCACTAGATTTAGAATAAATAAATTCTCCCTCTATTCTAAAATCAGTATTACCTTGTATGATATTTAAAAAATCAATAGGAATATTGAATTTATTTTCTCCTAACTTATTTTGACCTACTGTTGTTAATTTAACTGTAATTGCATTAAATAAGAAATCTGTTTCAATGGCTATATTTTTTATAACCATATCAAGTAGACCATCAGCTACTTGATATTTATCCCCTTTGTTATCATTGAAAGCATTATTATCTCCAACTTTTAAAAAAGCCTGTTTTATTATTTCACCTCTATCCATTTGAACTCCTTTTTATCTATTTCTATTTTCAAGACCTTTTATATCAGATTTAATTTCTCTCATATCTTCTTTTAAATCCTCTTTCATTTCCCTAATAAGTTCTTTAATTTCCTTGTTAGTTGCATTACTCTCTCTTTTCATTTTATCTAGCTCTTTATAAAATTCCTTTCTTAAATTCTGTATAGCTACATACCCAAAACCAGTTACTGTACCAATCATTCCTATTATTGTTAGCCAATTAGCAGTATCCATTATTACTCCCCTTTCTTATATGCAAAAATTCCAAATGTTCTTACTGCTCTATACATTAATTGTCTTTTAAAGAATCCAACACCTTGCTCTTTCATAACTTCTAAGAATACCTTATCTGCCTCTTTTCTTGATACTCCCAATTTATGCCCATTTCTATATAGCCAGTCATGAATAACTGCTGCTCTTGTATGGTCTCCATAAGTGTTTATAATATTTCTAAATATTCTTGGGACACTAGCTAAATCACATTTAAACCCAGCTGGAATATGAATTAACTTATCTCCGATCATATATCTATAATCTTTCTCTAAAATAAAATCTTTCCCATCATAATACTTCAACTCAAAGTCATCTAATTCTGGCATATTAAACCTCCCTATATATTTTTCTTAATAAAATCAATAAATAAATTAACTACATCACTTTCAATAGAAAATTTTAAACTTTCATCATTATTGCTACCAAAAAATGGTTCAAGTAAAATATAAGTATCTTTGCTATTACATATTCCATAGCCTCCTCTTGTTTTGCTATCCTGCACAAGAATTAAGCCTTTTGTAGTTTCTTTTCTTTCTTCTTCCCAAGTTTTTCCATCAATTCTTTTTTCTTGCATAGTTACTTTTATAACATTTTCTTTGGTCCTTATCTTGCTACCAAAAATATTCTGCAATCTTGCCATAAAGTCAGTAGCTAATTTTTTTGCTTTTTCATTCTTCCAATAAACTAAACACTCACAACCGTTAGCATCTCTATTAAGTGAACTATTGAAATGAAGCTCTAAACAGAATTTACAATCATTCTTATTAAGTTCTTTTAAAACTTCATTCATTTCTGGAATGTAGGCTTTATTAGGTTTTCTTTCATATATATCAATAATTTCTGGTATTTCTCCTTTTATTTTCTCTGCTATTCTTTTCCAATATTTAAACTCACTTAATAAAATAGGTGAGTATGCTCCTCTACTTCTATCATTATGTCCTATGATTAGAGCTACCTTGTTCATTTATCCTCCTTATACTTAAAACTATATTTAATATGATTAATTCTAAAAAACGAGCTTATAATAAGCTGATGTAAGAGTTTTAATCCTTATAACCTATTAAGAATATGTCTTTTGATTTAAAATCTCTCTATTGCCATTTTATAGCTTCTATTTCTTCTACTGATTTACAAGTTTCTAACTTTATTGAAAGTACTCCAAACTTTTCAAATATTTCAGCTTTTCTTTTTATAAATTCAGTCAAAACATTCATTAATTGAGAATATGTAAAAGTTTTTATGCTATTATCTACAAGTATCCAATTTCTTGTATCTGTTTCTGCGACTTCTCTTCTTTTTAACATATAATCAACTTCCCAGAAGTTTTCTAAATCATCTTTTCTAACTTGAAATGTATCTCCATTTACTGTAATATTCTCATAAAGTTTTTGCATTCTAATGCTTTTCAATTCTTCTCTTTTTATCTTTTTTAATCTATCAATATTTGGAGAATATTTTATCTTGCCATTTTCATAAATATAATCATCTACTGGATGTATAAATTCAAAATCATCTACTTCTATAGCTCCTTCTAACTCTCCAATTATTGAATAGCTTATTATTCTTTTATTTTTATCTACTATTATTTTCATACATCACTCCAATATTGTTATTTGTTGGATTTCTCCATCCGCATTTACATTCCCGTCAAAAATAAACTCATTATTTTTGATGCCGTATGTAGAGTATAGATAACCTTCAGGCATACTGCCATGTATTTCATTTCCAGTATTGATTATTGTTTCAATATGATTATTATAAGCCGAATTAACGAAACAAATTTTCCAATTTTCACCTAAATTTATCTTTCCCCCTGCACGTAAACTTCCTTTGAAAACTATTTTTAAAGTTAAACCACTTTTTATTTCAACTTCTTTACTACTGTTATCACTCATAGTGATTTTTAATTTGTTATTAGTGTAAGATAAATTTTGTATTTCTTTTCCATCTCTACCAGCAACTGTCGGAACTATAAAAACTGTATTTTTATTATCATCATAATTAACTGTTACCTTATCTTGAATAGCTGTTATTGATGTTATCCCTGCTCCTCTATCTCCTTTTAATTTATCTCTGTTATCAACAATGTATTTTGCTACAGCATTTGATAAATTATTTTTTAAACTATCTGTCAAAGTATTTAAACTGTTTATCTTTTCTGCTAATATTCTTTCAAATTCTTTTATAGCTTCTTTTTCATTGTTATTTAGTCTATCCACAGAATTTTTTATATCTTCTTGTACTTTGTTAAAAATTATATCTAACTCATCAACTTTCTTTTTTAATTCTTCTGTAAATTCAGATATTTTATTTTTAGCTGCTACTTCTATTTCTGATAAAGATGTTTCTTTTGTTGTTTTAATTAACTCATCTACTTCTTTTTTTAATGTACTTACCATCTGTTCATATTTACTATTTAAATCTCCCAGTGGATATGTTTCTATAATGCCATCTTTATTCATTGCCCAAAATGTATTAGGTTCTAATGGTGTTAATATTTGTGTCATTTTTAAAGTATCTACTTTTACTCCAGTAGTTTTTGCATATTTTATAATGTTAGTTACATCTTCAACCAAATCATTATACTTACTTACGAGAACTTTTAATTCTGGGTATGTTTCCACGTATTTTCCAGCTTTCATTTCACTAACATATATTATTTGATACTCATATGCCTTAGCCTTTATAACATCGTCTACTTTTAAATATAAAATATTACTTTCTTCTTTTGTTGAGTAATTTCCTTTTGGAATAGGCTCAAAACTTGTATTCTTCATTCTATATAAAAATACAGCTCTGGATAAGTCTACTCCATTTATTTCAAACCTATCTCCATTATTTGCTAGAAATTCTCTTACTATTTCTATGATTTTTCCTGTCTTAAAATCCATTTTTCCTCCATAAAAATAGAGTAGGGTTTTACCCCTACCCTTAAAGGTTATGCTGTTTTTGATGATATTTTTGCTATTTTATCAGCTTCTATAAGCACAGCTCCTCCTGTTTTTGTTACTTGTAAATGCCAAGACAACCCATCTGTTGCATGATATTCAGCAGTTGTTTCCAAAGAGCCTTCCCATTCTGCATATCCAAAACTGTAAGCTGGTACTACATAAGTAGTTCCTTTATCAACTAAATCAGATATAAATATTTCAGCTCCATAAAAAGTCACAGGAACATCTCCAGTTCCACCTCTGAATGCTGCTTGATAATCTCCATTTATAAAGATTTCAGAAGTTGAAAGAGTTATGTAATCATCTGGGTGTATTACTACTCCAACTCCCTTGTGAGCATCTGGAACTGTTTTAGACCATACATGTGCTCTTCTAACTGCTTTTATTAATTCTCTAACATTTGCCAAGTCATCAATAGTTTTTGTTGCTACTCCACCAGTTAAAGTTGTTGCTCCTGTTTTTATTTTATCAATAATTATTTCATCTTCTCCAACTGCTACTGCCGTTGTCATTGCTGATACAAAACTAGATTTTAAATCTATTTTTGTTTTATTAATTTCATCTTTTGAAAGTTTTTCTTGTGATATTATTCTTTCTGGATTTGCTTTAAAATGTGCGAAATCTCCTCCGTCACCTTTAGCCCCATTATCACCAAACATAGATTTAACTACTTTTTTATAAGAAGCTTTTTTCTTTCTGTTGAAAGTATGTGAGTCAGCTCCTTTAACTGTTGCTCTTTCTCCTAATCTCTTTAATCCATTTTCTTTCATTTTGTCCATTGCCATTAAAATAGCATTTGTAAATTGTTGTTGGACTGTTGTTGTTGTGTTTGACATTACTACCTCCTAATAAGTTATAATTTCATTAAAATATTTTTTGTCTTCTTCTGTTGCTAACATACTTCTTAATTCATTAGCTTTTTTAGCTTTTTCCTTATCATCAATTCCTTTGCCTAAATTTTCACTTAGATATTTATTGAAAATATCCACTGCTTTGTCACCACTAATATAAGTTTTAACTCTTGTTTCTCTTTCTGTTCTTGCTGCACTTACATTATTACCTCCTTTTGCAAAATTAATAACTCTGCCTAAAACTTTAATAGCATATGGGTCAGAAGCTATTGCATTAAAAAACTTTTCTTCAGGTGTTCCTTTTAAAGCTCTTTGTAATAAATTACAATTAGCTTGATAAGCTTTTTTTTCTTCAAAAGTTAAATGCTTGTTTAATTCTTCTTTTATGCCTTGTGGACTTTGAGCTTGTTCTCCTTGTTCTGCCATAAACCCAACTATCCCTAAAACTTGTTCTTGTGATAATCCCAACTCTTGAAATTTACTTGTGTAAGATTCTAAAGCTTTTACACTATCTTCATTTGTGTCTATTTTTTCTTTTAAACTTGATAGGTCATATCCATTAAAAGAAGTTTCGACATCGTCAAATGTCATTTTAGTAGGGTCAAATATATCTTCTTCCACTTGTTTATCTTGAATATCATTATTTTGATTATCAAGAATATCAGGATTATTATCATCTCCTTGTGGATTTTGAGTTTGTCCCTCCATTTCTAAATTTTGGTTTACTTCTAAAGTATCGTCATCCATTACTACTCTCCTTTCATATTTTCTATAATTTCATTTTTTTTATTTACTAAATCAAATTTTAGCTTGATTAATAAATTTCTTTGTTCTGGATATTTTCCATAGTTTTGATAATAGTTTTCTTTTGTTTCTTCCCAGTCTAATGCACACCATTTAATGAGTTCTAATAAATCATTATCTCCTGCATACTTTGCTAAAAAATCATCATATTTACTTTTTCTTTCTCTGTCATTAAATATCACCTAATCCACCTACTCCCTGTTTAACTCTTTCAGGTATTCCTGTTTCTTGTCTTTTTCCTACATTTTCTTGAGCTTGTGCTAGTGTTTCTATTTCTAATAATCTTCTTTGATTTTCTACCATTTCTACAATTTCTTCTTTTGAATTAACAATACTTGCTGGGATATTCATTTTATCTCTTATATCTTCAACTGCTTCAGCTGATTTTATAATAAATCCTCTCTGTTCTTCTGGCATTAATTGTGAAGCCATATTATAAAAATCAATTATTCTTAATCCATATTCTCTACCTGAATTTTGAGTTAATTCATTGACATAATGCATTTTTGAATGTGTTACATAATCTTCATTTTCCAGTGTACTTAATAAACCTTTTTTTTCTAAAATATAATAAGCATTCATAAATATTGGCTCTAAAAGTTCTGTATTGATTAATTCATATGTTCCACTAAATTCATTTCTGAACATCTCTTGTCTTAATTCCATTTCAGTTGCTGATCTGTTTTTTGTTTCCAGCACATCTCCCAGAGGCTGTGCCATATATGCTTTTCTTATTCTTTCTCTACAATCATTTATATCTTGGTCTATTGGTATTAGATTAGTTCCTGTATTTATTGGCTGTATACCCATTTTATTGGCATCATTCCATTCTCCACCATAATTAATAGCACCAGGTTTTAAACTAACCTTATTTCTTAAACTTATATCTCCATAAAAATTAGCTGGCGGGTCTACAATTTTATCTCTGTGTCTTGCTCTCTTTTCTATATTTTCATTAAGTTGTTTTATAAGATGTTTGTTAGCTCTACCTATACCAATACCCCATGGATTTGAACTATCTACTTGCCATCTAAATATTACATAAGGATTATATTCAAGCACTTCATAAACTAACTCTTCCTCAAATTCTTCCGTATGCACAAAATGATGATAAATATTTACTGCTTTAGTTTCATCAAATTCTGCAATTATAGTTTCTATAACTGATATTTTTTCAGTTAATTCTTCCTCACTACTTAAACTTTCAGGCTTCTTAAAATTAAGATGACCAAACATATCTATTAAATCTTGTAGATTTTTTTCTACATATCTTTTAAATACGATATTAGGTTTTCCTTGCATATCTTCTAAGAAAAAGATATTATCAAGATTTTGATAACTATATGTAAAAGGTTTTGCAGTTGAATTAAGTTCAATTATTTTAAATATTCCTGTTCCAACTTTTAAGCAATCACTAACTGATTTAGCAACTTCTGTATAATAATTTGTATTACTATTAGTTCTGTAAACTGTTTCTGAATTTTCTTCTAAAATTTCATCAAGTTCTTTTTTTATCATTTCAGCTGTATTGTCATTTACTTCCTCAATAGCTTTTATAACATCTAAATTGCTTTTTAGTTCAGCCCACTTTTGCGATTTTGGAAAAACAGAAATCATAATAAAATTTGATAGAAATCTTTGACTTTCTAATACAACACTATCTATTTTTCTTGAAACACTCTTTTGTCTTGAAGTGTCATCTTTTATAGTGAATGATGTATCTGTCAATCCAAATGTTTCATTATAGTCACCTTTTATATCATCTTTGTAAGTTTTAGCTTCCTCAAAATAATATGTTAATTTTTCTTTTGATGGTTTTTTCATATGCTACCTACCTGTTTTAAAAATCTTTTTAAGTTTGTCCTCATCTCTGTCTTTGTTTAATTTCAAACTTTTTGAAAAATCAACAGTTGTTTGAGGTTTATCAGTTAAATTTGTACCTTGTTGTTTGTTCTGCAACCCGTCTATCTCTCTTTGCATATTTTCAGTATCTGTTTTTACTTTGTTTCTATAGTCTTCTTCTGCTTTTCTTTGTCTTTCAAGTTCTGCTTGTCTTCTAGCTTCTGCTTCTGCCTTAGCTTTCGCTTCTGCTTCTGTTCTTGCTCTTTCCTCTGCTCTTCTTTTGTTTTCAGCTTCTATGGCTAATCTTTGTCTTTCTGCTGCTTCTCTTGCTTGTCTATCAGCTTCTTCTCTTTGTTGCCTAAGTAAATCCTCTTGCGGATTTTTTCCTATTGCTCCACCAGTTAAACCACCAATTATATTTTTAGCAGTTTTTCCAATACCTCCTATTCCTTTCCCAATTTGTTTAATTGGATTACCACCTTTGTAGTAAGTTTTTTCTAAACTATAATATTCCTCTAAAGTATCATATTCTTTTATTTTTAAAATTTTCATTCTAAACCTCCTAGCTCTATAATAGATATATTGTCATTTATTACTTGTTTTGCATTAAGTTTTTTTATTAATAATTTATGAAATCTAATAGATGTACTATTATCTAAATAACACCATAAATATAGCTTTTTATAATGCTTCAATCTATTTCTAAGTAAATGCATTAAATTAAAATATGATGTAGATACAACTTTACTACTAAGATTTATTACTCCAACACACATAAAATTGTCATATTTAGTAAAATCTATATAGTACGTATCATCAATTAAATACGCTTCTTCTGGAAAATTGATTATTTCATCATCGCAAAAATAATACTTATAGTACTCATTGTCTTTTAATTTCTCTATACTTGCATTTATGGTTTCTATTTCTTCTGTATTTAATTTTTTTATCATAAATAACTTGCCTCACTGTCTGCATTTTCTAAATAATTTGTTTGCATTAAATCATGTAAATTCTTATTATAATCGCTAGAAAACATACGCATACAGAAATATTCCACTGCGTCGCAAGTATTACTTGCTGCAAGTCCTCTGCCGTGAACTGGCACTCTTAGATTTTCCCCAGTAGAGTTATCTATTTTCCATTCGTATGCTTTCATAAGTCTTACCATATCTCTAACACTTGCACAGTCTAAGAACTTAATTTTGTGCTGTTCTATACTATGTCTTGTTATTTCAATAGTCTTATTAACTTCATATGCTCTCAGCACTCTAACATTATTAAAATGTTTGTTGTATGCTTCTCTTCTACTTGTTAAATAGTCAATAGCATCTTGTCTGTTTCTAGCGTCGTGGGGCAGTATAATCTCTACATCTTTTATATTATGTTCTTTCATAAATGTTTTTATGTACTCAATATAATGTATTGTTGCTTTATCTGTCACAGCATAATGATGTATTATAGCGTTATCTACTGTAAATACTAATGCCGTACTGTCATTTATTCCTAAGTCTTCACTGACATATAGTTTTTTGTTAGCTATGTTTAAATCTTTTATCCACTCTGCTTTTAATAAACTAGCTGCATAAATAGCGTTTTCGTTAGCCACATCTGTATCACATAAATAATCTTGTCTGAACTTACTTTCACTCATCAGTTGCCTAGCTTTTTCTAGCTTTTCATTACTCCAAACAGGGTTACCTTTTTCATCTACTGCTTCTTTATCTAATGCACTAAGAATGCTTTTAAACCACAGTTTTATGTTTTTTACATCTTCTAGCAACTCATTAAAGTAACTCAAAAATCTTGGAGTGCTCACAAGTATAATTTTCCCATTAACATTCATTACTGATGGGATTAAATATAGCAATATGTCTCTATTCTTTATAGTTGCCATTTCTGATATAATCAATATATCTAAGTTTCCACCAATTTTTGTATCTGCATTTTGAGCGTCTACAAAATAAATAATAGATCCGTTTTTAAATCTTAGTGAGTTATCAGAGTGGTACAATTTCCCAGACTTTTCAGGTAGTAATAAACATTCTTTGTTAATAACTTCTTCTATTATTCTTTTTCTTTCATTAGTAAAACCATCTAATATCATCATTTTACCTTGCTTCATCGTAGGAAACATATAGTAAACAACTGTATTAGCTTTATTTAAACATTCTTCACAAGCTAAGCTAAAAGCAAGTAAGTCTTTTCCTAGCCGTCTAGCCCAGCAAATGATGAAAAAGTTATATAATCCAGATTTAAATGTATCTATAATTTTCTTTTGATAATCTCTTGCTTTAAATACAAAAAATTTTAATCTTTCTTTTTTTCTTCTATCTAGTTCATTTTTAAAGAAGTTATATATTTTATTCATTTTTATCAACTTCTTTTGATTTTTCTATTATCTGTAAAATCTTTTCTATGTCGCTATCTGTTAAATTAGCAAGTTCTTCTGTAATAATATTTAATCTATTATCTTTATACTTAGCTTTTTCTAGTTCAAATCTTTCTAATCTTTCTAATCTATTAAGCTCTAGTATTTCTTGTTCTGTTAATTCATTTTGCTTTAAAGTATCTTGAAGTTCTTTAGATATTCCGTTTTCTCTTAGCTTTTTCCAAATTTCTTCTTTAGCTTCTACATTAATATAAAATCTATCTTCTTTATTTTGTTCTATCTCTTTGCTGTACTTTTCTCTTAAAGATTTTAAATAATCTAGTTGTTTAACTTGTAATTTTTCTTTACTACTTATATCTCCAACTGTGCTCTTTGCTAATCCGACTTTGTTCGCAACTTCTGCTATTGTTTCTCCAGACATTATTAATGCCTTCGCTTTTTCTTTTTTCTTTTTTTTATTGTCGCTTGTCGTTGTCGTTTTAATGTCGTTGTCGCTTGTCGCATCATTAAAATCTTTTCTATATCTCTCTACTGTTCTTTTACTTATGTTTAATGCTGCTGCTATCTCTTTGTTATCTTTCTTTTCTATTATTAGTTTATAAACTTCTTGTCTTGTGCTCACATCTTTTAAAACCTCCCGAGAAAAAATAAAAAATGGGATACATAAAAAGCTGCTTATATTTCTATAAACTTTCTTCTTATATATCCCATCTACTTTTAATTAAAATTTTGATTGTAAGATATTATTCTATTTAATTTTTAAAAAATTTTTTACACTTTTTTCATTGATATTATTGGACTTTTTTAGTTCTACAAAAAATATTTAAAAAAAGTGTTGACATAATCAAATGATTATGATATCATTAAAGTACCTCAAGGGAAAGGAGGTGATAAAATGAAATTTCAAATCAAAATTGTGATTGGGAGTTGGTCGCTAACAATTACAATTGAGAAAAAAGAAAAGTAATTTATCCCCCCTCTTCTGAGGGGTAAACTAAGAGTGATTTAATCTTAGCTTCAACTACTTAGATTATATCACTTCTTTAAAAAAAAATCAAGAATAGGAGTGGTAAAAATGAAAAAAGTAACAAGAAGAAACATCAAAAAAATATTAGAAAACAAGAGCATAGAAATTGAAATGGTAAACGATTTAGGTTCTTACTCATTCAATTTTAAAAAACACATAATAACAGATAGTGAAAGAGAAGAACTTTTAAAAAAATTTAAAGATGATAATAAAAGATTTGGATATGGAAAACTAACAGATGACAAAACAGATATTTTAGAATTTAGTTTTGTTGATGAAATTTATAGAGTAATTGAGGGGTAAAAAGCCCCTCACGAATACAAGGAGGAATTATGGAAGAAAAAAAAAGAAAAGGTTATAAAACTTCAAAAAAACAGGTTGAGGCTAATAACAGATATTTAGAAAATAATGAGGGGGCAAAAGAAAAAAAGAAAATATCTAATTTAAAAAGTAATGGGAAAAAATTTATTTTAGCCTATGCAAAGCTGGAAGAATTGGAGGAGTATGAAAATTTTATAAAAGAAAGAAAAAAAAATTTAAAAAAAGTATTGACATAATCATTTGATTATGATAATATATAGGTGTAAGATGAACTAAAAACATGAAATGTAATGGCTTCTAGCCAAAAATAAAAATTTTATGGAGGTATAAAAATGAGTAATGGAAAATTGGTAGGATATGTAATAACAGATAGTAATGTGAGCCCTTGTGGTACTAAATTAAGTTATGGAGCAAAAGACCAATATCAATTGTGGGAAGCATATTCAACTCCACAATTAAATAGATATGGTGAAGATACTGGAGAAAAAACATTAGAATTCTATTGTATAGAAACTAATATAGATGAAAGCCAATATAAAAATGAATATAAAGGTTTACCACTTTTAAGAAGTTGGGAATGTAATGTTTATAGAGAATTATAAAAAAATAAAAAAGATGAGTTTTTAAGGCTCATCTTTTTTATTTTCCTTGATTTCATCTAAAATCTTTTTAATTTCTTCATTTTCATATCTTTTATTCTTAGAAAATATTATTATTCTTTTGTCTTTAACTTTTATTCTATATTCTCCATCTCCCAGCTTTTTTATCAAATTCGGAATGTCTTTTATTTTTGCTAAACTCATTCTTGTAGCTCCTCAACTTCAATTATAAAATAATCTCTATCACAGCCTAATTTCTTGCTTGAAGATAACTCATATATTAATTTATCGTCTTCATATAGAAAACCGTTAAAACTATCTAATATAGCTTTAAAATAGTTGTCTATATCTCTTTCTCTTTTGTTCTTAAAATATAGTTCTATTTTTACGCTAATTTTATTTTTAAAAGTTTTATACTTCTGTAATTTTATAAACTGTTGAACATTATACCTGAACTCTCTGCCTTTCTTGCTAAGATAAGTTACATCGTTACCTCTTCGCCAGTGTGTGTTCATACTATCTGGCTTATACGGTATCTCAAACCTTTGTTTCATCTCATCACTTCCATAAAAGCATCGCTATTGAAAGAGCTTCTATAACACTAATTGTAAGTAAACTATAAATTATTTTCTTACATTCTTTTACTTCCTTTTTTGTAGTACGATGTTTTAATCTTTCATCAAAATAGTCCCCAGTAGCTTCATTGGCTAATTTAAATAAAAAATCTCTGTTTCTGTTTTGAGCAACTAAGTTATTATTATCTTTTTTTAAAATCTCTATTTCTTCTTTTAAATCATCTATCTCCTTAATATAAGCCTTGTTATCTTGCTTCTTATGTCTTAAATCTTTAATCAAATTTAAAAGATATTCCTCACATTCCTCCTTGCTATTTAACTTAGAAGCATTAAAAGTAACTCCTGCTTCTTTGTTAGCTCTTGTTATAAACTTTCTCAAATAATCCCTTGTTTCTATTTTTTTAATTACCATCTGTTCCTCCTATATTTTTAATTTTCTTTTGCTTTGCCAATTAAATTCTATATATTTGCACATTTCTAAAAGCCTATCATAGACTTTATTAACTCCATTAATTTTAAGATGTTCTTTAAGTTCTCCAACTTTTAGATTAGTTGTTATTATAATCGGCTTCCCAGCTCTATATCTTTCATCAAATAATCTAAAAATTTTCTCTTCTGCCCACATTTTGCCATTTTTTCTATTGATGTATTCGCTTCCTAAATCATCAATGAATAGCAAATCCACATCTTTAACAGCAGATATGAAACTTTCTTCCTCATCTATGTTTTTTCTAATTCTATTGAAATACGCTCCTAGTGAGAAACTTAGAACTGAAAAGCCTTTTTCATCTAGCATATTACAAACACAATTTGCTAGGAAAGTTTTACCTGTTCCAACTCCACCAGCAAAAATATATCCGTGCTTTTCTATACTAAAATTTTCAGCATATTTATAGAGTTCTTTATATATTTCTCTTTCTTCTGCGTTAGATTTATCTATTTCAGCATTAGAAAAAATGTTACTTCCAGCATTTCTATCTGTTATAGACAGGTCTTTAAATCTCTTTAATCTGGCTTGTTTTCTGTAATTTCTCACACAAGCACAATCACGGCTAAATGTGTAACCTTGTGGAGTTTTGTATTCTGTAACTTCTCCACATACTTCACATCTTTTTAAGACTATATCGCCATTTTCTAATACTTCTACTGGCTTTCTTTCTATAAAATCAAAATCATTGTTTTTTATTTTTTCAGCTAGTTCTTTGATACTTGTTACACACATACTAATCCCCCCATTTTATATCTTGTGCTGGTGTATTATTTTGAGTGTTTTTATTAACAGGACCATTTATTTTTTGATTTAGATACTTTTCAAACTTAGAGCCAAATAATGTATCAGGACATAAATACTTTTCCATATCTGTATTTAGCCACTCGGAGCATTTTTTATCTATTACAGTTTTAAAATCTTCTAGTGTATAGCCATCATTAATCCTAGCTTTTATGTGTTTAGTTGTATTCTTAGAACTTGATTTATACTTAGTTCTTGCTTTTTCATTAAGATAATTTACAACCTCTCCAACTTCTTTGTTATTTTCTTTTAATTGTGTATTGTTCTTTGAGTCTTTTTTATTGTGTATTGTTATACCTGCAAAATTTGTAGGTGGTGTACCTACATTTTTTGTAGGTGGTTCATCTGCAAAATTTGCACCTACATTTTTTGCACCTGCATTTTTTGTAGGTGCTTTTCCAATATTTTTTAAATAATAGATATTAACTTTCCCGTTAGTTTTTTGAATTTCTATTAAACCTTTTTCTTCAAGTTGTTTTAGATATTTAACAATGGTTCTATAATCTTTTATACCTGTAACTTTACATAGCTTTTCTTGGCTAGGAAAACACTTACCATCTTTATCTGCATATCTTGCCAAAAGCATATATATTAATTTTTCCATAGCTGTTATATCTTCTCTATCAACTAAATCATTTTCAAGCCAAAACCAATTTTTTTCCCTTATATCTCTCATTTTTACCTCCTGTATATTTGGAGAGCCTGTCTTAACTCTCTCTTTATTAATTCAATTAGTGAAGACTACCCAGAGCTTTGACAGGCTATGAATAGCCTCCACTAATTCAAGTAACAAATTTACTAGAAAGTTACTAGAAAGTTTATAATTTCTCCTGAAAAAATCTTAATAATTTCATTGATATATAAAGAAAAAATTAATATTTATCCAGAAAAGCATTTAAAAAATCTTGAAAAATTACGAATTGACACGACAAGTTTTTCTTTTAGTTTTAATATATTTCTTATAAAAATACGAATTAATAAGAAACTGCAAGAAAAATTTTACATCAAACATCTTTACCAGCTGCCTAGAATTATCCACAGATTAGGTCTTGCCTTTTCTGTGTTAGGTAAAGATGTAAGATGGTCGGTTTTGACATCATAAAACTGCGAACGACAAAATATATAGTTGTAAATTGACGGACTTACAACGGTACGGCTAGCTTTAAAATTCAGATATTGCTATCCTATAAAATCCACTAGCTTGTTTACACCCTAGAATGCTTGTAAGATTAGTTCTTACACAGATAGCCATAAGGAAAGAAATTTTATTTTTACTTTCTGGGTGGAGTAAAAACTTATGGCTATGTGTCTAAGGACTAGCCTTAGATTTTATTCAAAAACTTTCGCAAGTTCTTTTAATTCTGACATTGTTTCGTCTTTTTCTTCTTTATTTAAAAGAATTTTAACTGCTTCAGTTGCATAAGTTTTTAAAACTTCATTTTCTATATCTGCTGGTAAACCAGCTTCTGATAAAGAATTTTTAAACTTTTTCAAATCTTCAAAGTATTTTTCCATTTTCGTTCTCCTTTCACAGATAAGGACTAGCCTTAGATTTGTATTATTAACTCCTTTGATTTATAATATATTTGTGAGATACTTTATAAACTAAGGAGTGATTTTATGGAACATTTTTTAACTTTAATTTCTCAATCTTTTATTACTCTAATAGCTTTCTTTTTAGGTAAATGGCAAGATAGATATAAATATAAGATTGAAGCATATAAAGAAAGATACTTACATCTATATTGCCCATTTATAGCAATTTATGTTTCTTACATAAGAATAAATGAAAAGCCTAAACCTAATAACTTAGAATTTAGAAATAAAATTCTTGAACTAATTAAAAATAATATTCTTTATCTTGATACAAATTCATTAGCATATTTCCAATTTTTCTTTACTATGATTAGGTTCAAAGAATACGATAGTAACAAAATCTTTTTAAACTTAATCAAGAGTATGCTACAAGAATGTAAACACATAGAAAAGAATTTAAAATACCCAATGAAAGCACAGTTATTGTTAAGCCGTCAAAATCTCTTAGACGAATAGATTTATAGGCAACATATACTATTACTATTATTGAAAATAATAAATAAAATAT